ATGCTATTTTACCTCCCCCAGATACACCGAAACCAAAAGATCCTGCATTAGAAAATTCTGATTCATTACTTGGTAAAAAATTAATTCCTTTTAGAAATCAAGAACACCAAGCGCATATTGATGCTCATAGAACTTTTATGTCCTCTATGTTAGTTCGTAATAATCCTCAAGCAACTGTATTATTACAAGCACATGTCATGGAACATGTATCTTTATTAGCAAGACAGATGGTTGAAGCAGAGAATCAAGAACAAGTACAAGCGGAAGCAGCTAAATTTGGTGGTAAATTACCTCCTGAGCTACAGGCTCAGTTCCAAGAGGAAATGGAACGTCAAATTTCGTTAAAAGCAACAGAATTTATTGAAGAAATGTTTATTGAAGAGCAACAATCCATGGAAGGTCAAGGTCAAGACCCTCTTGTTGGACTAAAACAACAAGAATTACAGTTAAAAGCACAAGATATTCAACG